GTCATTCTGGCAGTGTGAAAGGAAGACTGTCAGACATATACATGATGAAAAGTGGTTCTTTTTATGATAGTGTACCAGAAGATGTAAAAGTCAATTTGATCAGAATTGGCATGCAAAGAAAATGGTTAACTAAGGAATACTTTTCTTTCATGTATAATTATCATTCTTCCAAACAACATATAACAGACCAAAGAATTGTTAATCAAGGATTTGGTGAATTAACTAATATAATGGCCGATTTCGGTATGTTTCTTGGAACTAAAATACAAGAAGGTTTTAGTAGTCTAATGGCAGTGGTCCAATCATGCTTTAGAGCCATAGTAAATGGTTTAGTAAGCTCCCTGGTCGGAGAAGGATCAAGGCAATTATTCGACAAGGCCTACGATAGTTTAGCAGACCTATTAGAAGCTACTAAAGAAACTGTTATTGTACTTGTCACAACATTGGTTCGTTTTATGTTAGGTTATACTATCAAACAAATTTTCCTCGAAATTGTTTTACACAATTTAGGAAATTTATATGATTTGAGTGTCGGTATTGTAGCTTTTGCTTCTAATATTTTGGAAATTCATTCCAAGATTGAAGAGGAAAAGAAAAGGAAGAAGAGAGAAGAACCTGAAGTAAAGGTTGAAGATGAAATTCCGGATCCTCTTGAATTAGGAGATCATTGGAATGAAGTGGAAGTTGAATATGAAGGAAATGATATCGTAGATGAAGGAAACGATATCATGAATCAAGGTGCAGAAGAATTAGTTGCCCCACTGTTATCTGCGTTGTGTATGATAATATATTCCGGTGCATCAAAAAAGAATATGTCTGTAGCAAGTGCTGTTGGCTTGAACAGGCTTGTGGTAGGAATGCTCCCAAAGAATCTCGATGACTATTTATCTTATTTCCCAATTATTAATGAGTTGGTTACAAAAACTACACAGGAAATAGCTCAGCAATCATGTCCTGGTACATGGGAAATTATACAATTTAATATGTCCCCAAAAACACATCCCAGTGTTAGAGAGAAGGTTGAATTAATGCGTTATTATGAGCTGTGTGTCAATGAGAGGAAAGATGTTAACACAAAGGATGCTTTTAAATATTTTTATACAAAGTATAGAGAATTTATCAAAATGCCTGAGTGTTTGAATGATACACAGTGTTTACCCAGAGACTCACCATATTCGGTTGTATTATTTGGAGGAACTTCTATTGGTAAATCGACACAAGCTGATTTTTTAGCAACATTTATATTATATTGTTTGTCATTTTACCATGAAGAATATGAACATCTCCGAAATGATTTGTATCATGATTTGACCCATCCAGATGATACTCCAAGAGTAAAGATACATCAATATGTCTACACATTCACTGGAGTAGCAGAACATTGGGATGGATATATAGGTCAGCCTATTATTATAATGTCCGATTTTCTCGCTGCAGTGGAGAATAAAGGTAAAAGTAATGCGGAAAATTTCCTAAGACTTAAGGATACGGCTCCATATTTACTCAAAATGGCTTCACTAGCTGACAAAGGACGATTTGCAGAACCTAAAGCATTAATATTGACGACTAACATATCTATATGTGCTTGGAAGAGTAAGTTAGAAGGTACATGCAACAACCCAGAAGCATATTTGTCCAGAGTTGATGATTATTTTGAAGCTGCACCTATAGTTGCCACAGAAGATGGAAGGCTAGACCCAAGACCTGACACAGACTATCAGTGCACTTATATACATCGAAAACCAGGTAAATCATGGAACTATGATTTAGCTAGTGAACCTGCTGGTTGGAATACAGTTCTTCAGACTGTGAAAGAAGGAATAAAGAGAGGCCGTGAAAAGAAAATTACTAAAGTCATGCACGAGACTAGAGACATATTGTTAGATATGTTCGAAAATCCTGATAAAGATTTTGGTGACAAACTTCAACACAAATTTAAGCCTGTGACTAGTGCTTTTGTTAAAAGACAACCAAAACAACAACAGCCATGGGAGAAGAAACAAAAGATGAGCAAAAAAGAAGAGAAGAAAGAAGATACACCGCCCATGTTATCTTCTGCTTCTTCAAGTTCATCCAATCCAGAAGATTATGTTGAAAACCAAGGTTGGTTTGACGGATTTAAAAAACAGACTTTTGTTAATCCAATTTCATCCAAGTCTCACAGAAGTATACCTACAAGGGGGACTTTGGAGTATTATGATCCAGAAGATTATCAGAGAAGAACATTTTCAAGGAAAATCACTGGTATCAAACAGTATTTTGGAGTAGATGATAGGTATGATTTTACAGATTATTATGTTCCTTATAATCAAGATGAACATATGGCTGATGAGTGTCTTGTTTGTGAAGATGGCGATCATAATTGTACTAATCCATTTGAGTGTCCATATCTTGTTTTTAAAATGGTTAGAAACGGTGATAAGAGTTGGAAGAATGTTCCTACTGATGAAAGGTTCTATGTCAGAAAAATCCGTAATGATTTATTAGTCAAAGGAGTTGGCATTGCATTAGCATTGGGAATGTTAGTACTAGCTTACAAGTACTATAGAGAAAAGACTCAAAAGAAGATAGAAAATATGGATAATGTCAAAGTTTTAACAATTGGTGACAGACGTTACTATAGGAGAAATATTGATGGACCTTTAGGCAGGACTTATGGTTATTTTGAACATGGTTCGGAAGTGATACATGCTCATGAGCAGAAGAAAAAGGATACAGCTGATATGTTGTGCAAATATATCCCACCAAGACTCATGGATAAGAAAACTATCATAAATAAAAATATGATGGAAGCCACGTTTGGTAGATCAGAAGCTAGACAAAATATTTTTGCAGTCTCAGAAGTTAGATTTCTATGTCTTGGACATTATGTAGGTGCTGGTCCAAGTTATTGTACAGATATTACCATTTACGATAGTTCAGGATCAACAAAATTTTATTCAAAAGATACTCTATCCTTTATTTACTATAAGGAAACCGATTTACTTGTAGTTTCTATATTAAGCGGTCCACGTTTAATTGCAAGGAACATTATCAAGAATTTCCCCGAAGAACATAGGAAAGTTCCCACAATGGTTACCGACTCCACGTTCACGCAAGTGGTTACAGCAACTTTTGGTAACAGAAGAAT